TACGGGGGAGACAATTACAGTGAATTATTATTTAAGTTTGATACAGTAGCAAAAATAGAGGCTGAAAGAAAACCCCTACGAATTGATAGAGATGCGCTAAAAGCGGAACTAAAAAGTTTAAACTCGCAAAGGAAAAATAGAGAATTTGACATGGAAGTTTCTATGCATGAAAAATCTCCTAACAGTGGTGTGTCAAGTAGCTTTTTAGATAAGTATAATATGCAAGAAGCTGTAGAAAGGGAGATGCCTCTATCTAAGTTAGAAGTTAAAAAAGCGAAAGAACTAAAAGCAATAAACGATAGAATTGATAAGATAAATGATGAGATTAAAAACAGTGTGTTTAAAGGAGGGCATTGGCGTTCTGCTAAACGCAGACCAGACATTGAAAATATAATATTTCATGCCCGTACTACTGATAGGGAGATAAATTTTGATCATAGTTTAGCAATAGACGAGATTCAATCTGATTGGCACCAAGGCGTAGGGAATGTAGAAGATCGTCCTTTCTATAGGTTGCCTAAAGATCAGTTAGAACGCCACATTGACGATAGGTTTTATGCATCAGAAAAAACTAAGGATGCCCTATACCAAGAGATGCATTTGTTGGAAGGTGGTACGGGTGACATTAGAAAACAATACAATAGACCTCAAGAGGATAAGAGAAAGAAGTCGTCCCATGTTGAGGAATATAAAGCACAAGTAAATATTAAGAACCCTAATTATCCTAATGAGTACAGTGTAGGATACATTTTAAAACAAATAGACAGTATTACTACAGGGGCTTACAAAAAATATGTAAGTTATAAAGAGATGCCTGAGGATGTTAGGGAATCTGTAGAAGGATGGGTAGGCGAGATAGAAGTTATTGAAGCTAGACACCCTGAGATAATGGAAAAACTTGATGGGCTTATAACTACACATTCAATAAATAGAGCAGGTCGTAGAAACTTAGCAACAGAAGGATACGACAAATTTACAAAAGGTCTGAGGCCCAATGCTCCACTAAAGAATAAAGATAAGTGGATGGGTGCGGTACTTAATGCAATGTTATACAAGGCAGTTAAGGGAGGATATGGTTCTGTTTCATTCCCTAATGGAAAAACACAATCTGACTTATATAGGGGTACTTTAGACGAGAACCAGATAAAAGCATTAGAAAAGATGTACGATACTACAGTACCTAATATGCTTACTAAGATGGCAAAGAAGTTAGATCCAAATGCTAAATTAATAAGAGGTAAGGATTCTTCTGTTACTAAACCCCTACCTAGTAAACCTTCCAGAGCCACACGGGAGGAGAAATATACGGAGGAAGAGTGGGCAGAGGTTTTAGAAGAATATGAAGAAGATATATGGATGGGTTTGTCTGAAGGTCGATATAATGATGTTAACTCTGGCTACTCTTTCATAGAAATTACAGTAGAAATGAAGAATGCTATACTAAAGGGCAGTCCTCTATTCTTAGCCGAAGGTGGCTATGTAAGTGGTGCTGCTGATGCTGTAAGTGGTGCTGTCGATGTGGCTACTGATTTCTTATCAGGAACCTTTGGCCCCATAGGTGCTGCTGGTGCTTCACTAGCCGAGCAAGCATTCACAGATAACACTGTGGAAGAGATGAAGGCCAACAACGAGCAGTACAATGACTTCCTAAACTACAAGCCACGTACACAGATGGGCAGGTCTGCCAACGAGAGCTTCCTTGAAACTATGGGGGAAGGTGCTGAGGCTGTAGTAAACTACTACAATGAGAATGAAGAGAGTATACCTGACGTTGTTAAGGACACTGTAGGCTCTGTAGCTGACACATGGAATGATCTTGACGAGTCCACTAGGTTTGCCTTGGGTAACCTTGCCACTGTAGGTGAAGTAGTTCCTATGGGTAAGGCTGCAAGCTTAATTAAGAAGGGCATAAACGAGGCAGCAGGTACACGTAGGATAAACCTTGCTGCATCTAAGGTGCCTGATGAAAGTGCTTACATAGATGTACAAGAACGACTAGCAGCCAATGGCTCTAGGCAAGAGATGGTTATAGCTAGGGATGTGGAAGAGATGCCATCTGTTGAGAGTGCCATAGAGCCTCCTGCATATGTAGTGCCTACCCCAAAGAAAACAGTCAAGGCTTACAAGCTATTCAGAGTAGATCCAGAGCAACCAGGAAAACTGTTTACCCTGTTTGTAGATTCAAAAACTCCAGTGGCTATGAACCAATGGGTTGAGTCCAAAGATGTGTACTTCTTTACTGCTAAAAATGGCAAGAAGTATGTACCCACTACAGGTGGTAAAACAGGTTCTCCTATTAAAATACCTGATGAAGCGACAAGAAAGGAATTACAGGATGCAGGATTCCCTGCCACTGGTGGTAGCATTACCTGTGTAGCCTATAGACCAGGGTTTCATGCAGGTGAGTCCCCATCTTCTTCTCACATAGGAAGTATGGAGGCAGGAATACTTAATGATAAGGGCAAACCTTATGTCAACACTAGGCGACCCAATGAGGTGTGGGCTGAAGTTGAGATGCCTGATGATGTGGATTGGCAGTCCAGAGCAAATGCATTAGCAGGACGTAGAAAAAAAGATGGTGCTATTATAAAAAGTGAAGCACAGATAACAGACGAGATACCCTTTGGTGGTTTTTATAATTATAAAACCAACTCTAATATGACAGGTGATTGGCGTATATCAGGTTCAATTAAGGTTAACAGGGTACTAACAGATGATGAAGTACTGGAACTTAACCTTAAAGCTGGTCATGAGGATATTGTTAGGCGAGAGCCAAGAGTAGATGAAGGCGTAGTGTATGACAATGCCCCTGCCCCCACTAAGACTGACACAGAGATGTCAGAGATAGTTGGCTTTGAAGATGGAGTAGCTGGACTAACACGGGATCAGACTGAACAAGCACTGAAGGATCAGCACTATCGTAGGTTAACTCCCGTGGGTGAGATGGAGCAGAAGAATAAACAGTTCAGACATACTTACGAGGACGCTGCTTTTGGTGGGGGTAAATACAGTCTTAGCAGTGAAATGAGTGAAAAGAAGAGACAGAATAGAATAAAGTCCTACGCTGAAAACCTTAAGAATCCTGCCTTCTTCCGTAGGGAAGCCTACACACTAGATAAGGCAATTAAAAAAACAGAGTTACAACAACGTAGGATTATGCACCCTGAGGAATTGCTAGGTAAAGTTGGTGTACCTGTAGTTGGAGATAGATCCATACGTATTACAGGGCCAAACAAAGAGAGTAGGGCTATAGTAGATATTAATGGAGTACCTTTAGACTCAAAGCATATACCCGAAGGTGGAATGGAATACACTAGAGATTTTGGTGGTTGGGCATCTATGGATGACATTGCTAAAAAGAAAATAATTAACTTTGCTGTAGCCCAAGACGAAACTGGCATAGACGATGTACTAGGTATATTTACTGCTATGGGTAGAGAATCCCTTAATTTCTCTGCGGATACAGTAGTACTTATGATTAAACAACTTAAGGCTATACGTATACCTAAGCAAGATATAAAAGATTTTGATGACAAAATACGTAAAGGTAAAACTACTACGAACAAACAGACAGGTAAAGTAACGAGTACAGCAATACCCAATTGGCTAGGGCTAGAACATCCTGATGTTATTAAGCAGTTGGAAGGGGTAGAAGGTGACCCAGACTTCCCTAGAAAAGGTGCAGGTACTTCAATAAGAAAAGTTGTACTAGCAGAGATGGCACAGGACGAATGGTACAAGAAAGGATTCCCTGACTACAATGATATTGTGGACACAATGACTGTACCAGAGTTATCTGATTTTAAACAAGCATCTTCTGGCTTAACCATGTTCAAGCCTGAGTTTAAAAGTGGAAGAGATAGTAAGGGTAACCTTATAGAGTCTATGAAAAATTCATCTGCTACTAAGTCGGATCATACAAGCTATAATACTAATATACCAGGAGAATACTTTGGTGGATTAATTGCCTCCGTACCCCCTCATATTATGTACCCTGATACTTTTAAGGCGTTGAGTCAGAAAACAGATAAAAATGGTAAACTATTGTCATGGCCTGACCAGATAGGATCTTTAGAAAAAGCTAGACTATACGAAGTATACACACCAGAGAAGATAGATAACATAATAAAGTATCTTAACGCTACGCATGGCACTGACTACAACGAAGGTGGTTTAGTAGAAGAGATGGATAGTATACTGGATTAAACTGTAGGCAAAGAAAAGCCCCAAAGCTCTTGACAGCAATGGGGCTTTTTACTGTCTAATCCTTGACAGTACAGTAGTACAGTGCAATACCTATGCCACTATAGGTGATAAACATTTAACACCTCTTAGATAATTTCACATGCACCTCCTGCACATGCGGCCTCACCTGATAGGTCAGTCTCGTCCTCTGCTTCTATAACCTTAGTCAGATCAATGTTGTTAAGACTACTCTCTAACATATTGAATCGTTCTTCTGTGATATCCTCAAAGGGAGCTTGCGTATATGTACCTCCGTTGTATGGTAGTACCGCAATACCATTGAAGGTGTTACGATTCTTCCACATCCATTCGCCTACGTCAGGCCATTCATCATCCTTGACAGAGATAGTGCAGCTTACGTTGTGTGAGTTCTGCCCTTCTCTATGGCCTACCTGAACCCAGTCTGTGTTGAATAGACGTACACGTTCCAGTAGATCTAGCGCATTCTCAGTGCGTAGTATAGAGCCTTCAGGAGCCTTCTGTGGTATCTCTACTACAGCCTGTTGCTCTGGGTTAAAGTACTCGTCCTCTATTAACTCAGGGTGGTGCTTAGCTAAGTGCTGATAGAGTGCTTCATTCTTTCCTAGTCTCTGTCTACGAATGTAATAATCATTATGCCAAGCATGGATGCCACTACTTGTACCAAGTACGCAACTAGAGGTGCCTGATGGTTTGACAGTAGTACACCTAGCACTGACATTAATATTAAGAAGGCCAGCAACACGCTCATTCTCTTCTTTAACAATCTCAGCCGCTTCAGCGAGGTCATAGGATAGTATAACGCCAGAGCCAATTCCAGTTTGACCGACTCCAATAAGAGCATCACGCTCCGTGGCCTCTTTCCATACATCCCTGAGATAATGGAAGTCAGTGTATCCAGCTTGCAGCGTACCAATAAGAGCAGCCGCTTTAGATCTTTCATTCAAGTCCTCCTGTGAGGTTATGTCACTTACGTTTAGCTCAACTAAATTGCAGAA